AATATTACGATCTTAGAGCCTGATATGGATGAACCTTCTGATTATGAAGTTGATGAAGGTGGTGAGATGGCATATGCTGAACAAGAAGAAGCCAAAGAGTATGATCAAGATCCTGATGGGGGAATTTTTGATGATTACATTGATGACGATGGAATCTTTAAGATGACAGGTCTTGATGTTGACATGCGTCCTTGGGCTCCTTTAAGTGTTAAGAATGAAATTCTTATTAAGCTTGATGATGTTGTGAGCGCATATGAAACCTTTGATGAGGTTGTTAAAAAGTACAATGAACTAGTAGAGGCAGCAAAAAATGGAAGAGGAAATGATTCAACAGCAGTTAAAAGTAATCCTGTTGAAACAAAGGCAGGAGTACCTGTTGGGGAAGGTGACGGAGCTGGACGAGGAGCCAAGCTTGTTAATTGAGGGATGTTATGAGGTACTTTCTGATGAAGAGATTGTACCTTTTCCAGCATTTACGTCACAACGTGACATGTTCTTGACTTCTGATGTTGTTATGAGTATACTGGATCCAAGTCCAAACTTGGTCGAGTTATACAATTCTAAATGAGCAAGTTCTATACGAACATTCAATTAGCAGGAGATACAATCCTTTATCGAGGGTACGAGAATGGGCAACAAGTCCAATTTCGTACCCAATTTTCTCCTACATTATATGTTACTTCAAAGAAGGATGAGAAATTCAAAACTCTTGATGGCAGACCCGTTAAACCTATCAATTTTCAAACCTCTAGAGAGGCACGAGATTTTATTAAACAATATGATGGTGTAGAAGGGTTTGAAGTTCATGGATATGAACGATTTGTATATCAGTATATACGTCGAGAGTTTCCTACTGAAGTTAAGTATGACATTAGCAAGATGAAGATCTTTGCATTGGACATTGAGGTTCAATGTGAGAATGGATTCCCTGATGTAGAAGCAGCAGCAGAAGAAATGCTTTCGATTACCATTAAAGATATGGTATCGAAGAAATTTTATGTGTGGGCTGTAAGAGAGTTTGAATCAGAGCATGAGCATTACATCTTTGATACCGAACGAGATATGCTTAAGCATTTCTTAGAGTGGTGGACACAGAATACACCAGATATTCTTACAGGTTGGAATGTTAACTTGTATGATATGCCATATATTGCACGACGTGTCAATAGAATGTTGGGTGATAAATGGATGAAGTCTTTGTCACCTTGGAACCGAGCAAATGAGAGGGAAGTTTATGTCCAAGGACGTAAAAACTATGCTTACGACATTTCTGGGATCAATATACTTGATTACCTTGATCTTTATCGTAAGTTCACTTATTCAAACCAAGAATCATACAGACTCGACCACATTGCCTTCGTCGAACTTGGACAACGAAAAGTTGACCACAGCGAATATGAGAACTTTAAAGAATTTTATACGACTGATTGGCAGAAGTTTATAGAGTACAACATTCAAGACGTTGAACTCATTGATAGACTAGAAGACAAGATGAAGTTACTTGAACTTGCCATAACTATGAGTTATGATGCTAAGGTTAACTTCGAGGATGTATATTCTCAGGTCCG